CTTCTTCATTGAGGTCTTTCTCAGTGGCGTCAGGGTCGAGCCTGGACAGGCTGCCCCATACAGAGGTTGCCATGGCGGCTCTCCTCGCCTGCTCCACCCTCGCCGCCTCCATCGGATCGGCGGGGAGGTTCTCTCGCCACTCAATCGTGACGTTGGTCAGCTTCTCGGCGCCGCTCATCCTGGAGGCGACCTCCATCTCGGCGGTCGTCTCGATGACCTCCAGGAGGCCAGGCTTGACCCGTAGCCGGAGCCGGTTGACCTTCGCCAGGGTGGGGAGCATCAGCCTCTTGAGGGCGGATCCCGACTCGGCGAGCCCGGACTTCGTCTCGCCGAACGCCGCCGGCGACAGCTCCGCCTGGACGTAAAGCTGACCGAGAACCGCTTCGATATGCTTGAAGGTCGCCTCCATCTCGGCATCCCAGACGAGGATCTCCGGCGGGGACTCGCCCTCGTTTAGGGCGATGTACTTCTCGTCGGAGGCCCAGACCACTTCGCCCGTTACGGGGTCCTTGATCCTCAGCCCCGGGGGTCCCGCCATCCAGGGGTCGGAGAAGACGTCCAGGGTCCCGGAGACTTTGATGAGACGCCGCTCCAGCTCCTCCACAAGGTCGGTGATGTCCCTGAAATCGTCCCGTCCATGGACCCCGTCGAGGCCTTTCAGGTTGCTGAAGGGGACGACCAGGAAGGCGTCGACGCCCGTGTCCTCCTCGGGCTTCAGGGTGGTGTACCTCTCGATCGTGGGGAGGGGGGCGGTATCGAGTATTTCGTCGCCGGCGGTGTTGAGCTTGAGGAGACGGTGCTCCACAGTCCCGGGCCGGTGGATCTCGACCTTGACGTACTTCTCGTCGCCCTGCTTCACCTCCCAGGCCAGGACGTGATGGGTGAACGTCCCGACGTCGTCGGGGTTGATCACGGGGAACCAGAGCCCCGGGTCGATCCGGGATATGACCCCTCGCCGCCCATCCCATCGGACCTTAAGGACCCCGTCGCCGTAGGCGATCATGTCGGCGAAGAGGTCGTAGGCGATGAGGTGAAGGGAGTTATCCTCGGCTATCCTGTCTAAGCTGGCCTGCTGCGCCTCATCGGCCCTGAAAGACGGCGGGTTGCCCACGGCCAGGTCGGCGAAGAGGGTCATGATCCTCTTGAACCAGTTGACCCTCATCTTGATGATCCGGGGGGCGTCGTCCTCATTCAGGCCGGTGAAGACCAGATCGTGATCTCCCTCCAGCAGCAGCCGGTTCTTAGCGTATCTGTCGAGCCGGGCCTTATCGGCCTCCGGCGGCCATTTCTGGCCCGGGTTGAGAAAATTTAGATCAGTGTGAACGGTTGATGTCATCGTGGTCTCCTCGGAGGCGATGGAAGCCGCCGGCTCTTGCTGATCCTGTTAACCAGGTAGCGGAGACAGTCGACGAGGTCGTCGTCCTCCTTTATGGGCGCGTCCTCGCCCCGTTCGGTGGCCTTCGGATCCCATCTGTAACCCTCCAGCTCCTCCTGGAGCATGGGGGTAGCCGGGCCGACGAGTTGGAGCCAGCCCTGATCGAAGGCATTAATCACCTTCTGGATCCCGTTCAAAACGTCGTTATCGGCGGCCGTTACAGGCTGGAGCCCGTCGCCTATGAACTGGAGCCGGTGAGCTTTCGCCGCCGGGTCGACGTCGATGCTCGTCGGGTACATCCCCACCAGAAATCCTTTCAGATCTTTGGAGACCTCCGCCGGGGACCTGTCAGCCTTCCGATACTCGCCGCCGATGTACCATTTATCGGCTATCCGGTAAGCCTTCAGGAAGGCCGTGGGGTGGGTGGCGCCGGGGTCGACCGCCACCCTCAGCTCCTCGATCCGCCCGTCGGGAAGCTTCGGGATGCAGTGAAGGTCCCGGTTGAAGTTTCGATAGACCGCGCCCTCCGCCGCCACCCAAAGGCCGTCGATGTACCTCTGATAAAAGAGGCTGGATGGAGGGCCGAACTGCCTTTTCAGCTCTTCGACATAGATCCAGTCAAGCCAGGGGTTATCCTCAAGCCTGAAATGCCAGCTCTTGAGATCGAGTTCTGCCTCTCGATCGAGCCACCGCTTCTTTAAATAGTGGCCAGGGTTGCCGGGGTTCGTCGTTAAGAAGAGCTGAGCCCCCGGCTCGGAGAGCCTCGTCATCAGCATATTGATGAAGCTTTCAGGGTGGAGGGAGCCCTCATCGACATAAGCTGAATGTAGCGTAAGGCCGGCGATCTTCGTATAAGCCGCCTCGTCGTTCCCGCCTTCGCAGAGGATCTTCCGCCCGTATATGGTGGCGGTCTTGAGGGACCGCTTATAGTCGAAGTTATTCGAGCCGACGAGCTGGGAGATAGGGCTGAGGACGTTGCGCTCCAGGGCTCCCAGGGTCTTACCCGCCATCAGGAGATTAGAGCCGGCCGGAGCCTCCAGGACCGCCCGGAGCCATCGGACGTTTGCCCCGACGGTCTTCGCGGACCGGACCGCCCCATGGGCGATATTGACCCTCGCATCGGAGCCGAGACAGAAGTCGCGCTGCTTCCCCACGGGGACTTGGAAGGTCAAGCTTCCCCCTCCTCGCCCATCTTTTCAAATAAAATGCGTATCTCCCCGCCCCTCGCCGACGGGTCGGTCGCCTCCTCCAGCCGCCGCTTATCGATACCGATAGCGATCGCCATCGCCAGAGGCTGGAGGTCTCGGGGATTAGAGCACGTCTTAATCAGTTCCTCGGCCTTGTCCAGGAGCTTCCCCACAAGCTTGATTCGATCCGCGGAGGCGTAGCACGTCCGGGCGATATTGGCATTTTTAGGACCCGAATATTCGAGCCCGTGTCTGGCGGCTATTCGGTGGATGGTATCCGGCGATCGATCGAAGTCTTTCGCGGTCTGGGTCTGGGACTTCCCCGACTCCAGAGCCTCCAGGATTGCCTTCTCCTCGTCCTCGGAGACAGGGGCGCCTTTACCCATCTCTCCCCGCCTCGGCGACCCGCCGCTCCAGCTCGCGGGTGAGCCGGACCTTCCCAGGGCATCCAGCCGCTCTCCAGGCCCGGAGGTCCTCGATGGAGTCGACTCGCCACCTATGATCAGAAGTTATCTTCATGAAGAAACACCTCAATTTTAATGAAAAGTAGATACGGGGAGCCGTCGCCCCCCGCTATTGGCTACTGATACAGCTCGCCCCCGTCGAGGGTCATCGCCTCAGGACATACCGCGGGCCTTCAGCAGCCCGATAGCCATCACGGCCTTGTCTTTCGGCCAGCCCTGGTCCGTAGCCAGAGCGCCCACGGTGGGGAGTTGGCCGCCTCCAAGATCGAGGTAATAGGGGATGGACAAGCCGAAGACCCTCACCGGCTCCGTCGTCTCAGTGTTTGGCGCCGGAGGTCGTGGGGGCGGGCATACTGTCAATCTGTCGGAACTGTCACCGTTGTCACCCGTGTCCTCACTGTCACCTAGTTTGCAGCCCTCGTCTGTAACACTTCCTCCACAATAGATGGAAGAATCTTCATATTCAGTGTTACGTTCATCCTCTCGATCCTCAGTATTACGAGTGACAGTATTGACAGTAGTTACTTTATCGACTGTATATACAGTATCGACATTAAGTACGACCTTGATCGTGGCCGGGCCTTGAGGATTTGTCATCTCACAGTACTCGACGGTCCCGTCTCCGGCCATGGTATCGAGGTATTCCTGGAGTTCCTTCGCCTTGATCTTCACATGGCGTGAGATCTCTCGCTTTGTGGAGACGCCGCCGTGTCTCTTCAAAAACGCTATAATCCTGTCGATAATGTTTCGCTCCAGGTCCCGGCCCACCATGTCATAGACGGCCATGGCCATGGGCTGATAGTACTCGTCCACAAGCCGACAAGCCTCCACGACGTACTCAAGCCGGATGGATCGGTCAGGATCAAAATCAGAGGACCCCAGCTCGAAGAGCATCGCCAGTTTAGCCACCAACGGGACTAAACGGCTATGGATCTGCATCTCGTTGGCGTCGTCCCGTCCCTCGATCTCCCTCGCCCGTTGCTTTTGCCACTGGGTCCAGTACTGGGAGGCCGCCTTACTGAATTTGAGCTGTCGCCTCAACATCTCGGCGGCCGTATTCGACATAGCCGTCAACTGGCCCCGGACGACGAGCTCCAGCTCGGAGTTCATCGCTTCGCCTTCTTCGAGGGGGAGCCACCGCTCTTTGGGCCTCCTTGGGAAGTGGTAGATGAACCTCGCCATGAAGCCGCTCAGGGTGTCGTTGATCTCGGTATTGGCCGCCAACGACGAGTCGGTCGTCGCCCACAGGACGTTGAGATAGGGGTCGTCCACTACAAAATCGGTCTTGCTCTTCGACCGTCGGTTGGTCCTCAGCTTGCGGTGGATGGGTCGGCAATCGTACAACTGCATCAGAGAGTCTTTGAAGCCTCGCATATAGTCCCGTCTCATAGTCGACAGGACCCCCGCGGCCTCGTCCCGGACCCATGGGGCGTGGGGGCTCTCGTCAAGATGCTCGATGAAAGCCTCTGGCGAGAACTCTGTCGGGACTGCATTGATCGCCGTTCCCGGCCTGTGGTCGTTGAGGAGGGACTCGGTGGTGTCGACGACGGTGCTCTTGCGGCTTAGGCTCGATCTCCCAGCCATGAAGATGTAGAGGTTAGGGTAGACCGGCCCCTGCCTCAACTTGACCCAGATCTTCTTATCGGCGATCACGGCCAGTTGATAGAGCCCACCGGCGAACCAGTAGTCTGGATATGCATCCGAGACGTCTCGCCCGTATGCGATATAGCGGGTTAAGTAGTGGTTCCCAGGTAGATTAAGCTCGAATTTGGGGCCGACGTCTGCCTTGATGGTTGCGAGCTCCTCCTCGGTGATCGCCGTGGCCTTCTCCTCGACGGACCCCCTCCCCTGGATCAGCCCCTTCTCGGCGGCGTACTCCATCACGTCGAGAAACACCTTCCCGGTGACGGCCCCAGGCTTCATGTCGGCGCAGTCGACGAGGCCGGCCTCGACCGCCAGCCACTGGCTCACCGAGCCCCCGGTTTCGTGGCGGCCGCACCACCAAACATTTTTTACTGGGTCGATCACCAAGTTGTGGCCGGTGGTGGACCCATGCACTGGATGAGGCCCGACGAGTCGACCCCCCTCTTCAGCAAACCCGGCGGTGTCGATCACGTCCAGGACGGAGACGTCGGCGAAGGGGTCGGTGTCGACGGAGGTCGGAGCCCGTCGCCGGGTCCCCGCCTTCTTCAGCTTCTCCTCTGGGATAGCCCCTGAGAGTATCTCGACGAGCCGCCTCCTGGAGATCTCGGCGACGACGGCGTCGTTATGGACAGTGTAGGCGGAGCTGTTGGGATGGACTGACCCAGGCCCGACGACCATCGTCCCCGTTCCCTGGAGTTCACCGAGGTGGGCGCCGTTGCTGTCCTTAAGGACGATCTTCTGGTGGTCGCCACCAGTGACCTTAAGATAGAAGTGGAAGCCGCCTCCTCCGGTCTTCACGGCGAAGGTGGACGGGATCTGGGTCAGGTCCACCACCTCGGCGAGGGTGGCGACGTCGTCGACGTCCAGGACCATCAGGTCGGAGTAGCCGCAGATGACCCCGTAGTTGCCCCCGGCCTGGAGGTGCTGCTGGAGTTTCGGGTCGTCGTGGGTGTAGGGCTTGTTTTGCCAGCCCTTCTCGAAGGGGACCTTCTCCTTCGCCTTCACCAGGCAGAAAGAGAGCCCCTCCAGCCCCGGCGGGATGGAGACGGATCTCACCGTCTCACCTGCTGATAGCGGTCGAGGTCGGCCAGTAGGACGATCCGCCGGCGAGGGTTTCGGATGAGGATCCCGTCCGAGTTCTCGAAGATCAAGCCGTCGTCATCTATCGCCACCAACCTGGACGCGAACTTCTTCCCGCTAACCAACTCGCAGTAGACGATTTTTCCCAGAAGCTGCTCGTAAGGGTCCCGGCCTGCGACCGGAACCTTTTTTAGGCTAGTTGCCTCTAATTGTACTTGGTTCATGTAATCACCTGGCTTTTGGCGGGGTTGCAGCCCCGCCGCCAACATCTTCAACTGCTTTTCAAGGCCTTCATCAAGATTCGGCCGGTGAAGTCGGATACCGATCTATCCGCCAGAGCCGCGCGCCGCTCTATTTCGGCTCGGACGTCTGGGGGTAGGTAGGTGGTGACCCGCACCCGCGCCGTGTCGTCACGCTCCATCATAACATCTCTCTCCTCCACTATTATGGACATAATTTATCCGCGAAAAATACTTTACCTCTCATAGAGTCGCCTTCGTGATCTCATACGAAGAAATTTTAGCTCCCTATCGATGGCTTCGAAGGGGTTCGCCGGCGGTCTCCACCCCTTCGGCGGCCCCTCCTTGGACGTCCGTCTCTTCTGTCGCCGTCCAACAACTTTAGCCCCGAAATCGTATCCTTCCAATGGCTTATCTGGGAGGCGATGGCGATGCAACTGGTTACAGACCCGATCGAACGTGCTAGCGTCTCCATCCGATTTGAATTTGCCATATCGGTTCGTCGTAACCCGCGGCCATCTTTTTCTTTCGTTCTCAGTGATATTTCTAGCTCGCTGTGAAAACAACGTCTCTTTTTCGATAGTTGGACTATTTGAATGGAATAGCCCACAGTCCTCGCACACCAAAAATCCTCGCTTATCGTACCGGACGACTCCCCCACATTCATCGCAATATACATGGTCATAGTAATGATGCGGCTTCCCGTCATCGTCGGTATACTCCTTCATGATTTGAGCCGACATGCCGGTGGAGTTCGGCCTCTCGTGCTGGATCAAGGTAAGCCGCGGTGGTCGCCACTTCGCCGCTAACTTAAGCTCGATCCGCTCGATCCTCGGAAGGCCGAGACCCGCCCTGGTAGTATGAATTTCAGAGTATGCTGGGATATCGAAGACAAGCGTGGTAGGTTTCGGGTTCCGAGGCTTGTATCTGCGTCTGTTATCGCATTGGTTACATGTCGCCCTCGGTCGGCCCGATCCCGGCGACGTCTCTCTGGCGTTCACGCCGAGAATCAGCCACTCGCCGCAAATCTTGCAGATCTTGTTCTGGCTTCGTGGGCGACCACGTGGCCGCGCTTGTACTTGTGTCAGTCTTGGTGAATTTTTCGTTTCTGTAGCTATTTGGCCACCTCCTGAGACGGTGACGTCCACCACCGCCATAAGCCGATGCAGCTAATGCATTAAGACCATTATATAGTTATCTGGAAGAAACTGGCAGAAACTGGCAGAAACTGGCAGAAACTGGCAATTCCTGCAGAAGTTCCCTTTCCTCGCGCCCCCCGTCCCCCCTCATTTCGGCCCTGTCGGATGCACACGAAAATCCGGATCCCGATATTTCATCAATCTGGAAACCCCCGCCTCGTTATCTTTCCATCCATCGCGCCGCTATAAATCCGATTTTATCTTAATCTCGATATGACAGAAGTCGCCCGCTGTCGCTCCTTGTGGTGATCTCCACCCCGTAACCGTATTCAGTGACGAGAATAAAATTATTTTGTCAACTCCTCCAGATCGTAGACTATGGGAATATGCAAACCCCGTCGCCGCTCCTCCACTATCAATAGAAAATCTCTCTCCTCGGAATAAGGCCCCCTCCAGAACCGCCACGCATCGCCCTCGTCATCGGGGACGGTGTAGACCCCGGACCCTTCCACCCCACCATAACCACCGGCTTCGCCATGATCATCATGATGAAGATCATCACGTCGCCCTGGCGAGCCCCCCACAGCGCCCCCTGGCGAGGATCGTCGTCGTGTTCGATGTTCTGGACCTCCAGAAATAGACCCCCTTAAAACGCTTCTAGCGAATTTTATAAGAGGGTCAGATATAAATGGGGTGGGGATTACTCCCCACACTCGCCTGGCCCGCCCCGAACCATCTCTATAACCTGCTCCAGAAAGTCGATTGCAGCCTCATTAGAGACGTCGGGATCGCAGAAATCTAAAATGACGCCATCATCTGTTCTCCAGCTATGATGCATCCCAGGTTGAGTAGGCGTTCTACGTCTCTCTGTTGCCGTAATTAACCAACTAACAGATTTTTCAGTATCCTCCAGCCCCAGGCCCGTGCGTATATCAAGCTCCAACACCCTTCGCCCTTCCACTAGACCCTCGTAATGGTCGTGTCCGCCCTCTTGCCCAAC